CCCCCCTTTCATGTGACGAAGATCACCCCCATTTTCGTGTATTTGTGTGGCATATCACATGAATTCGCTTGACAATGTTCGTCTAATGTAGTAGATCGGCGGTAGGGCATATTAATAAGCGGTCCTATTGTTAGTACAATAGGGCCACTTATGTCCTGTCATTTGTTTGTGTGGTGTAGTTCACGTGTAGATAACTTGACAACGATAGTTGGCTGTTCTACTCTTATTACATAAGGACGGAACAGAAAGGAACCGAACAATGATTACCATCTCCGAGCCCGAGAACATTACAATCACAAAGGTCATTAAGAAGACCTGGCACAGCGACAATCACACTCGTAAGGCGCTGGCTGGTATGCATTACATTGAGTCGGACCGCAGCCTAAAGGTTATCACTAATAAGTGGAAGTTCATTGTTAAGATGACTGCCGAGGGCTACAGGGTTTCGGGGGCTAATAAGCGAGTGGTGTTCGGTAGTTTCACTGAGGTTATCGACTACATCAAGTCCTACTACTAATAAGATTGGCCACCAAGAGATGGTGGCCCTTCTTATTAGTGTGTTATTAACTAGATAATCATTTAATTATCGCAGTAATCTAGTTCACATAAAGTTGAGTTGACAACGTAGAAACTATGATGCATTATTACATGAACCGGGCAGACAGTCCACGGAAAGGAAGGAACTGAGATGGAAGCGATCAAGACTCTGCTTGGGTCTGGTTCAGCGCGGTTTTACGAGGAGGCGGGGTACAGTGTTCAGACCTGGGCAACTGGTAAAAGGGGCATTGTGAGTTATGGCGGCGAGGAGATTTATGTTCTTCGTCATGGTATTCGGAAATGGGAGGTGCGTGACACCGATGGCGATTCGTTTTGGTTTGGTTCGCAATGGGAGTTGCTGGCTTGGTTTGGTGATCGGTTTTGAGGCGTAGGTCGCATCATGGTGAGGGCGACTTTTATGTTGCCCTCACTAATTGGAAGGTTTCTAATTTTATTGCAGACCGCTTAATTAAAGGCTGGACTATTCGTTTTTATCCGGATACTGGGAGGATTCATTACGCTAAGGGGTCTATAAATCGCATTATCGGGGTTTACACAATTATGAACACTAAGACGGGGTTAGAATATGACTAGTGGAATTACACTTACTCGGACCGGCGATAGTAATTGGTATATTAAGGGAACAAATTTTAACGACACGCCTGAACGTTCTGCGGCGTGGGTTAAGAGTGTGTGCTGTGTCTATAATGTTACTGAAACCACCGACAACGAATAATGTTAAGCGTGTTTTGCGTCATTGGGGTATGCGCGAGTGTTATACTCCTGGGGGCTGTAATATTGTGTACTGTGGATACACAGCATTTCGTCTGATTAACGACTATTGCATGGAAGTGTGGAATCCGTTTGAGACACAGAGTGGTGTTATTAATTATTACGAATCTCTAGAACAAAGAAATCTTGCTCTATATGAATTGGGCCTAGAAAGCATGGGAGTAATCTAATGTATCACTTCAGGGAATTCGCTAAGAAAATCAATCTAGTCGACCAACTCCCGGGATACGATATTGCGGTCAGGTGCGACCGAATTCTGATTGATGGTGATGACTACCGCCTTGATGTTTATGGCTGGCCTGATAATCGAGTGGTCTTTTCAGACAAAATGACAGGACATAACACAATCAAGCGCTATGGTCATAATGGCGCAGAGAAATGCCGCCAATTCTATTATGATTGTCTCGAGTCGATTGGAGTTGATTTGACAGCACTTGATATGTGAAGACATAGTTAACCCCCGGAAGTGGTTGGCTCCTTCCGGGGGTTAACTGTATATTATGGGCGTTCTGCTGTGCGTGCTAGTCGCTCCCAGGCGGCCCAGGTTTCGGGGCCCCATATGCCGTCGATGGTGACGCCGAGGGCGGCTTGTAGGGACTCTACGACGCGGTCATGGGCGGCTTCGCTGGCGTCGCCCCACACGCCGTCGGGATCGGTTCCTACGATGCTCTGTGTGTAGGCGACGCCCCAGGGGAATTCGCGTCCGCCCCAGTTGCTGGCCTTGATTACTGCGCACATTCGCTTCTCGGTATCGGTCCCGAGAATGTTGTCCTGTACGGCACCGAGAATTCGCTGAATCTCTGTGATATTGCCGCCGCTGGAAATGGCGGAGTTGTCGTCGACTACGCGAATTCCGTAGCGGGCTTCGTCCATGTGGCGCTCGCGGCGGGCAACTACACCACCATTGTCCTGCGGGCCACCGATTCCCCAGGTGGTGTTTCCGTCAATGCTATAGAAAACACCGCCTGAATTGGGTGGTTGTTCCACAACTCCGATATGTTGGGCAATTCCCTCACCATCGAAATCGAAGGTCATGAGATCGCCTGGGCGCACGTCCCACTTGTCGATGAGGACTCCACGAGCTCGTGCCTGGGCCTCGCGGCTGGGGACGTAGGCGCTCAGCCAGTTAATGCCCACCTTAGCGAGGACGTAGGAGACGAACATGTCACAGTAGGGAACGCCAGAAGCACCGAAACTGGGCGAACCGGTTGCCTGTGCATACCAGCGCCCATACTTGCTGCCTGTCTCATCGTCGGCCCAACGGGAATACCCGATCTCTGCTTGAGCGGCGGCGACGATGTTTGCTCGGGTTACCATTAGGATGCCTTTCCGCGGGGAACGTTATTGCTGGCAACTCCGAAGATTGCAGCGAAAAGGAAATTGAGTGCACTAATCTTGTCGCCATCAAGAATGCCCCAAACTCCAAGGCACGCGAGAATTCCAGCGCTAACGACATAGAGCCAGAGCCGATATGCGTCAGGGATAAAGGGGGGCTTGGGGGACTCGTGCTCACCCATTGTTTTTCTCCTTGAGGTAGGAAATGATTTCTTTGAGTTGACGGTTCTGCGCGTCAACGCTTGAGCCGCCGTGGTTTGGTTTGACGTGATACTGAACGTCTTTCAACTTGTCTTCAATATCTTCAAGCCGGTCCAGTACGCTGGGCATTCCATCTTTTCCATCCCACGCATTCAGCATTGTGGATAGGTGGTCCATAAAGCGCGTGGCCCTGTAGATGAACCTAGTAATAATTGTAATTAGAGATATGACGCCGAGAATCAAAGCAACGTCAATTGTGGTGGGATCAATGTGAATCATTATCGAACAAAGATTTCAGCAAACATGTTTCGAGTTTCAGGAGAATCAGAGAAAAGACGCCCCTTACGATACGTACTCCGCATAATGCTGAGAACTTTGTCACCGTACGTAAGCAAGCGCTCACCCTCGCGCAGGTCTGAGACCTTATAGGCCCATCTTACCCTATCCCCGCGGGGCTGGCGACGCTGGGCGAACCACGTGCCGCCGTCGATCCATATGGAGACCTCCCCGTCGGGGCAGCGGAGGGAGAATGTGTATTTGGCTTTTCCGGTCTTTTTCATTACAAAGTCGTCATAGTTGTCGGCAAATTTGTTTGAGATGGAATAGTCGGCATAGTCCTCAGCGTAATTCGTGATGAATGAGCCGAATCGGGTGTGTGCAACTTCGGACTGAAATTGTTCGCTGTTAACAAAATCGGTAACAATAAACCCATCGGCGTGACGACTAATTCCTTCTTTCGGTTCAATGTGAAATCGAATAAAATAGGGGTTCATAATGCTAACAGCATTGGAAAGCATAAGGCAACGCACGCGGTCTTGGTAACGGTCTACTGTGGAATAAAAATCCATAAAGACCTTGGCCTCATCAGGAAGATAACGCAACGAACCTTTATCAATGATGAATTCATCAAAGATAATCGTGTACACGTTCGGATACGCAATAGACTTATTTGCTTGCGCAGTAGACAGCGGAATGAAATAGCCAATGGTCTCCCATTTCTTCCCAACCTTACGCTGAGCATACTGCCCTTCTACACGGAATTCCTCATCGGGAAATTCGTGCTGAATGTCGGCAAAGAAACTGTTGCGCCCCTTGAGTTCTGTCTTGTAGCGACGAAGGTAGATGAATTGTTGTCCCTTGTTGATTGCATTCTTAATAACAATTTTCTTAGCCCCATAGGTCTTTCCAAGACCGCGAGCACCCATAATCATATTAAATACTCCCGCATATGAGAGCACTTTAGAAAAACTATAGTAGGAAAACTTCTTTTTCATTCGTGTCGCCTTACAGTCCACCAGCGAGTGCCAGCAAGAATATCAATAGATTTAGTTACGGGACCATAATGGGGATTGCCGCCGTGGCCCACAAGCGTATTCGAGTCAACCACCATTTCTACGTGGTCAGTCTCAGGATAGTAACTGCCGGTCGATTTCCAAGCCATAACGATCATGTCCCCCGGCCGCAACTGGGACCGCTCAGCGGCCGTCATAGCCCCACCACGGCGAGGAAATGGTTCAGCCCCACGGAAGTACTGGTCACCCGTCCAGGTGCCCACGAACGTGCCGCTGGTGGCCTTGTAGGCGGCATACATGAGGCCACTACAGTCCGTGATGCCTGAGTTGTCGGGGTCCTGCCTGCCAGGGCACTGACAGTAGGCGAATTTACCCAATCGGGCCATTACCCATGCGAGCGCGGCCGCGCCCTTGCCGGAGCCACCGGGAGTGGGGGTTCCCCCGCCTCCGTTGCCCCCTGCGTTGTTTGCTTGAGGGTTTTGTCCAACGATCTTTTCTTGAATGTCTTTGAGGGTTACTTCCCAAAGGTTGTGCCCCCGCGAAAACATTTGATAAACACCAAATTTCGATCGCAGGGTAAGGATACCCGAGTCGTCGGCAGTGATAATTAGTTTTCCGCCAGATACGGTTACCGACTGAGAACTCTCTCCAACACTCCCACCATTACCGGGAGTGTTTGCACTAATTCCACCCTCGCCTACACCGCTAGTGTCTTTGCCAGCAATAATGTTTTTGGCTTGAGTATATCTATTGCTATAGCGTCCCAGAACACTGTTAGCCATGATGTCAGAATGCATCTCATCAAGGCCCCCACCACTGTAGTGGTTTGCGACCTGAAGAGCATATCGTGGCCCTTGGTGATATGCAACACACCAGAGAATAAAGGCGTCCGTATCCGTTTCAGGGTTAATCCCATACTGTTTAGCAACACTGAAATAGTTTTCAAGGTCCTTGACAATCTGGTCGCCCTGAATGTCCTTGCTCGCATTAAGTAACGGCTTGAGACTATCTCCTACAGGGCGAGACAGGTAATAGGTGTTCCAGGACGAATCGGATTCAGGAACGGACTCGAGCCGTGACCGGAAACTTGCATCAACGCGCGCGTATTCTGTCGCGTGCGCGCTGCGCATTCGGTTCAGAATTGCGGCGGCGCGAGTGCCATACCATTGCGCAATTCCAACGGTAATTGGGTCATTGTAGTTGATCGCCGAGTAGTCCATAGACGACTCAACCTGTCCGATTGCCTTAATGGCAACTTTCTTCGCGGTGGCATCCCATGCCATGATTCCTCCTAACGGGCCGCTACTCTTGAATTGTATCAAGGGTAGCGGCCCGCTAGGTACTGCTAAAATATGCAGTAGGACCCATTAAATGCTAGCGTGGTATTATCGCTAAGTGCACTACTCACACCTAGAATTCCGTTACTACCAGCAATAAGCGGGAATCCAGTAGTAGCGTTCCATGAAGTAATATACATTGGGCGATACGGTCTTGCCCAAGCAGGGAGAGTAAACACCCTGTCTCCGGGATTCATTTGAATTGTAGAGAATGTGCCATGAAGGTAAACGGTGTCACCCTTGCGGCACACATATGCTTGAAGTTTATTGTCATTCTTAATCTTGGAATAATTTGTCCCATTTTTCAGGTCATACCAACCATGGTCAATCCATCCCGAACCGCCTTCAAGCCAAAGATCAAATTGTCTTTGAGCAAATTCATACCCAGCGGTACTGAAATGAACGCCAGCGTCATCAGGAAAATAGTTGGGCTGACTCCCGTTGTGGAACCAAGATCGGGAACTCTCACAGACAAGCCCGCCATATGGTTGAAGCACTTCTTTAATCACATTGGTTAGGTTCGCACAATACATTGCCATATCCCAACTATTGTTAAGGGAATGCTCATTATACAGGACCGGAATGACATAGATCTTTGCATTAGGGAAGTTCTGCACACACTTTCTGACAAAGGTCTCAGCCGAGGAGCGGATATCTGCCTTTCCGCGAACGTCATTCAGCATGTCAATAACATAGATCTGCCCTGTAAGTCTAGCGCGATCCCCCTTAGAATCCGCAATAGCCCTATCAATCTGGGAGTTGAAGTTATTGTCGGGAGTGGAAGTAAAACCACCACCAGAATATCCGTAGTTATGCGGAATCTCGCCCTTAGCCTGCAACCAACGCTCCCAGACGCCGTTAGGCCAACCACGAGACTCGGCATTAGACGAACCGATAATCAGAGAATGTGGGTAGAGCACCCTGTGAATCGGATCATAACGCTTATCACTGGTAGTTTTGTTGTAGAAATCGTTATCTACGCTTTGTTTGAGAGTGGCAAGACGGGAAGTGACGTCACTGCTTAGGGCTGATGCGGCGGATTTGATCTCAGTTATCTGAGAATCAATACCGTCTTGCCACTTCTTCGAAGGAACCTTTAACTTTGCACCACCAATTGTGGGAGCGGAGACAGTGTTTCCATTGTCGTCGCCAATAAATGCTGCTGTAACAATTTTGCTCTGAAAATCGTTCATCTTAGACTCAATGGCAACACGACGCTCTTCCGCTTGCGCGTTCCATTGGGCATGTGTCTTCTCCATCTCGCCGATGAACGTATTCACAACTTCATTGATTCGGCTGATAACCTTATCCTGTTCCTCGCCAAAACTGTTAGTGAATTCGATAACGTCGATAACAGACTTACGAAGGCGCTCAAGCACGTCAATATACGTTAGACCGTCGCGGTAGGTAAACGGGGTAACATTGTTAATACTTCGAGCCTGAACGCGCCAAAGCGCTCGATCGATATTACCAAGAATTTCGTCACCAGTAGCCATAATATCCTCCAAGTCCTAGGCCGTAAGTGTATCCGTTAACAAGTCCCCCAGGAGTATGGGACATGTCTGTGTCCCATAGTCCTAGGAATAGTTCACTGAGTTCCGCGATCACTAAGTCATCAACGTTAAGCAGGGTCCCCCGATAGTCCGCAATCGCTCGAGCCTTGGAGCCGGAATAGCCCCACGAATTCGAGTGCTGATTATTGACGTAGTTGCTACTTGAAGATGACGTGCTATCCGACTCGTTACGTGACGTTGTGTCCCCTGACGTACTTGCGTCGCTGATACTCGTAGCATAGTCCCCATCGCCCGCGAGACGCGTCTGAGGGGTGTCAGAACCCACCGTGCGCCCTTTGGACTTGTTGGTGCCACTGCCACTACCTGTCTGGTGGTTGATCCCAGAGTTCTGGGACTTACCGTCCTGACTGGTCTCGCTGTAGTGGCGATTGCCTTCGAGCGGGTCCGTGTTTTGCAGTTCTGCCAGATACATTCGATTATATCGAGGCATAATCAAATTCATCTTAAGGTTTAGGCGCCATATAAAAATATCTATTGTCTCGTGAGCAATCTCTTGAAGCCAATAGGTCTTCTTAATCCGGTCATTCAGTGTTTTCCTGTATGATTCGTCGAAGATCGGATAATCATCAAGGCCAATATGGTCATCAGTTATCCGCACAACGTCACGAAGCATTATCGTTGTTACCGCCATCGTCACCCCCATAGGTTGTCAAATTGGAATTAGAAAGATAGTCATTAAGGTTCGGCGCAGCATTATCATCTACAGCCCAATAGCATGACACGTTAAGCCCAAACTTCTCATTAATTTGCTCACACGCCAACTCACGCGGCTTCATAAACGACTCACGAGACGCAAGTACCTGCCCCGAATTGGCAGCCGCTTCCTCAACCACCATACGCTCACGCTTTTCAGAATTCACATTCATAATTCCGAGCATCGTAAGAGCCTCGCCCCAAATCTTAGACTTGGACTCCATATGTTTGATTGAAGAAACGGCTCCCGCGCCTGCGTTCTGATTGAGCGGAAACACACCAATGGTATTGGCAAGATTGTCCATGCTCATGTTCTCAGTTCCCCACACAACCGGCTCGCCATCATAAATCTTAGAAATAAGATTCTGAATGGTAAGGCGCTGGTCTTGAGAACACGCTACAATCATGGGATTACGTTCGTTCAGTAAGTCAATTTCGATTGTCCTGTCAATTTGAGCAAGCCGCGCGGCATAGGAGAGAACCACGTCGATTTCCGGCTCACGTACCTGATTCCCCCAAATACATACAGACTCCGAAGCGCTCACCTCGCGAGAATAGACGCCATTTCGAGTGACACGATATCCTGTGGGATTATCCTGAATGTCCAGCGGTCCCGAGATTGTTGCGGGCATTGCCATAAACAATTCAAAGAAACTATCGAAATAGAAAACCGAATACCCGTTATTGAAGATAGTTGCTTCAATAAACCGGGGATCAATTCCATTAGGTAGCCCCTCCCAGGTAAACCGGGAAAGACACTTTCCCATTAACTGTCGCCGGTACATGTGCTCAAGTTGCATCTGCCGTGCTTCCGACGAAGACGGGGGAGATGCCATAATTTTCTTGTAAATACCGTTAAGCACATAATCCTTTTTACTCACTAAGAGTCACCCTAACCGTCTTGTCAATCCGATTGTTGCGAACATTTGTGTTACCAATACGCTGAGGAGAACGCCACACAGTAACACCCTTTTCAAAGATTCCCCGCACACTGGCCTTGAATCCCTCAGGAATAGTCGTGTTAACCAAGTAGCACTCAGCCATCTTCCAGTACGTGAATTCAGTCATGAGACTAAGGGTATTCGGAAACTTAATCCAAGTATTCATCAAATACCCATACCTAAGCCAAAAATCACCAATACTACGCATCGCAGCCGGTGAGACACTCCTAACTCTAGCATCAATCACGAGACCATTTGAGACCATTGCAGACACGTACCCTGACGTTTGGCCAACCACCGACGGGGGGATAACCTGCATGTCCTGACGTTGACCGTTAATCGATGCAATGGCCGCCTCATAGTCCCCATTGGCGGCGAACTGAGCCAATTCATAATTAGTGTCACGCACGGTCCTTTGCTGTTGCTGAGAAATCTGCGAAGCGCCGCTAGTCAACTGATTCTGAATATTCGCCGTCGACTGAGCCTGAGAATTATTAATCATCGCAGAAACGCCGGCCGTAGCGGCCTGACCAATACCAGCACCAGCCGCCGAACCATTCAGCCCCATAACACCGCCAAGTGCAGTCATGGCACCTTGCGTAGCCTGTACAGTTGCCCTCATGTTATTGTAACGTGACTGAGAATCCGCCATAGCAGAATTACCCCACATAGAATTCTCAGCCCCAGCCTGAGTCGCAGCAATACCCGCATTAGCAACGTCACGCGCAGAATTAGCAGCACGCTGAGCACGCTGTTGCTGCCACTTAGCGTTATTCACCTGAGCCGCCGCAGTGTGCGCTGAGGAGGCCAGTGCATTCAGCGAGGAATTATTAACAGCCGAAAATGTGGGCAATGATGTGTAGCCAGTGCACATGTCCCATCCTTCGCCATATTCGTTTGTCACTTTACCGGCGCGACGCTCAACAATCACAGATTCTGTAATTGTGTTATAGTCGCGGATAGTGAAAAACAAAGACGGATTAGGCGGTGCAACATGCGCATATTGGTTAATGTTAATTCCAGCAGTGCGAATAGATTCGGGCCTAAACTCAACAGGGTTACCAGAATACGTCGTTAACTCAACAATACAATAAGGCGATGTCACAAACTTCTTGAGTTCCCGATATTCTTCGGGAAGTAGAGAAAGGAATTCATTCCTGAAACTAGCGTCAGTCAACGAATAGTTGCGATTAATGTAAACACTATCATCAGATAGCCAGGTCCAGTTTCCTTGACCCGTGTCTTTCCCGACTTTAATTTTATCACCAGCATTCAAGTCAACAATATCTTTCGGAACAATCGTAATTGATCCAATCCCCTGCGCAACCCATGGAAAATACCGTAGACCCGTCATACCCTTTTTGAATTCCTGCGCGGTGCAACCATAAATCTCAACACCATTAGGTAATCCTTCAATTCTTGAAGACGTTGCCATATCTACGCGGGGATTGTCTGTGGTACCATAACCCTGCGTTTCATCTAACTTAGTAGTTGAAGTAATGATGACAACATAATCATAGTTATTAACGTCAGCAAGCATCCGACGGTAAGTCCGAATAATCTGGTGCTCAGAACCCATATCCAGGCCCTCGGGCTGCGTCAGCCAATTCTTACCATAATTATCAAACGAATCGGTTGCAGCGATGCCCATATGTCCGCGCTCGAGATAACTACGACCGAAATTAATGCGCTGGTAATATGTTGTCCAAACATCAAGTTGCAGTGTTAACTGCGTGGTGTTCGGTGCAATATAGTCAATGCTGGTGATGAAATAGAAAAACACGCTAGGCGTGTAACCTTCGAAACCAATGTTGTTAACCGGGCGCCCAGGGTTCTCAACCATCACATAATTATACTGATTCGCCTTAGTGAAAGGCGTAGGAATACGAATCGGCCTGCCCTGCGCAAGATAAGTCATCTGGCTAATCTCAACCTTATGAAGGTTGTTAAACGACTTAACATAAGCATGGGGCGTATGACCATAAGATTTCCAGTCAACAATGTCCCTGTACGTGTTATCAAAGGGAACATTAACCATGGTAATAACGCTACCGGCAGACCACACAGAATAATCAAATGAAAGACCCGCTCGAGTCTCAGGCGGCATCGCATAAATCTCAGACATATCATCCTCCTTCAAGTCCAAGCATAGCAGAACCGGGCGCCCACTGGACGCCCGGTTCTATGTTGATTCAGATATTACTTCTTAACCTGAATGCTAATCTCCTTATTCAGGGGCTTATTACCATCCGCACCCTTAGTGTCAACATTCACACCAAGAGTAAGGAACGCCTCCGGCTCATCCGGCCCAATAGTGAGAACACCGTCATTAGAAATCTTAGTCCCATTAGACTTAGCATTCTTAAGGTACCAATCAGTTGCGTAGCCCTTATTCGCGGGCACCGTCTTCCACTGAATGCTGGCCTGACGCACCGCTGCCGGCGGCATGATTGTCGACTGAATACCATCCGGCTTAGTCACAATCAGCGTGTTAATCTCCGCATTCGTCTCAGCCTTAGGCGTCACCACGACCGTGTTTGGCTTAGTACCAAACGCAATAGCGGGAGTGAACGGCGAAGCGCTCATGACCGACCAGTGGTGCAGCCAATAGTTGTCATAAAGGCCCTCAGGATTAGAAATGCTCCGGTTCTCAAGAAGAATGTCCTTGATAACGAAGAATTGCTTACTAGTCAGAATGGCTGACGTGTCAGCCATCCCCAACGCCTCACCAGGGACCGTGATAATCCGCGAAGGAGCATCGGCGTGGTCGAGATTAAATGCCGCAGCCAGGGAGGTCACGTCGACGTTCGCCTTAAACTCTGGCGTCGCAATCAACACCAAGTCCTCAGGGCGAGCAAAAGAGTGAACCGCCGCAGTATTGAAGGCGGGAGTGGGGTACTGCATCTTATTTGCAGCAACCCTCAGGGCCTTAAGTGCTGCGTCTACCTTAGCCTTGTCTGGCTCAAGCGCATTCAGGTCAGGAATCTGCATGCGGTAGAAACCATACTTGTCATCGAAGGTCTTAAACAACTTCGTCATGCTAAGGAACTCAGACCACTGGTCAGACGAAGCGGCCACGGCCATAATCTGAGAAATCATCTCAGAAAGACCATTATCTGAAAGGAATGCACGGCGAAGTACGTCACGATTAATCGTGATCTTAAACTTCTCCTTGCGATTAATCGTGTGGAAAGCACTCTTCGACGGGGGAGGAGCCTGCCCGAACACGTCACGCTCGAGGTAATCGCGCTGTTCCTCATAAATGGTGGGCTTGATAAAGTCAAGGTGAACTTCCTCGATAGTGTCACCGAAGTTCATCATGCCCTGCTTGAAGACAGCAAGCGGATTCTTCCAAGAAATATCACGGACAATCGTAGACCCGATGCGGTTAATCAGCGACGACATAAACTCGTTGCGAGTAATGTTGTCGGACATGATTCCAGCAATGGTTTCCTGAATATTCGCCTTAGTGGCCTCAGGAACCATATTCTGGTAGTCGTAACGCGCATCGCTTCGGATGGCGTTAAGAATATCAATATTTGAAGTGTCGTCACGCAACTGTGGCATAATCAATTCCCCTTAAAAAGTTCGCTAATTGACTTAGGCTTCCAATTAGAGTCGGGAACCTTATCGTTCCCCGAATCGCTACTAGAAAACAAGCCCGAAAGACCCGCAAGTGTCCTTCCAGTACTTGCAGCAGCCTTACGATCAATGCCCATACCATCAACTATAGCATTGCCCGCGTCCTTGGCGGCGGCTCCCCCAAAGTCGAGGGCGGCGCCGCCAACGTCGCCCACACCCTTGAGCACTGCCTTAGCATCGTCCTTCGTGTTCTCGGCCGCCTGTTTAACGTCATCAAGCGTCATCTCCTTCGACGCCGGAACATCGTCCCCCGCGAACGGGTTACCCGTCTCACGTTCAGTAGGTGTGAGTTCGTTGCCGAGGCGATTCTCAAGTTCCGCCTGTAAAGCGGAAACCTTATCGCCGAAAACATCCGTGAGATGCTTCCAAGCCGCCTTGGTGTCCTTGAAGTGGTCAACGTCAGCAGGGTCCTTAGGGGACCCTTCAAGCATATTTCCATCGTCGGGGGAAACGGCCTTCTTGTCACCGTCACTGTCGCCCGGATCGAAGACATCATTACCCGTCATCCCCGATTCCTCGCGTTGCTGTGGCGTGAGGTTCTGAGCCGCCCTATTTCGAGTCTGAGCGTCATCCATAGACTGTTGAGGGTCTCCCTCAGTCCTACGCTCAGTTAGTGATCGCCCACCATGCTCTGCCTTGTCCTGCTTGATCGACTCAGCATTCTTGGTGTCAGCCTTGGCCTTATTGGCCTTGCGCTGTTCCTCGTTCATTGGAGAACCATCGGGATTTAATCCCTTGAGCGCATTCTTTTCAGCATCGGATAGTGCCATTTTTCCTCCTAAAGCGGTAGGCTAGGAACCTACGTTCCTAGCCTACCATAAATACCCAATCATCCGAAAGCAATCCCGAGGGCTGCTACCCAACTAAGCCGGGCCCAGTTCATTAGGTTGCTCCCGGCAATTAGTCGGAAATTACTTGCCGGACTTGGGAGCATTCTTCGCCAGATACTCGATAACGGCCTCAGTGACAATATCCGACTCATCCTTGCGCAGAAGCCAGTGAGCCTCAGTCAGGTCCGCCTGAACGGACTTAGGGAGACGGAACTTAACAGTGCTGTGAGTAGAAACAGGGCGTGCCATGATTACCAACCTTAATCAATCTTCAATGTGAATGTTGTGTCCCTGAGAACCGTTCCCCCGGGGACCCTTACAGGAATCAGTTTACCATTCCATGTCCCGCCGCGCAACATGTCGTCTAAAGTCAATGTTGCTGCGACGTTGCGGGGCATCCCCGCAATGTGTACGTCTAGTTTACCATCAATTTCTTCTGCGTATTGCTTTGCTCGAATGTAAACGGATTTTGTGAAATTACTCTCATGCTTCCAGGCTCCCAGTTCTACCGGGTCGACCCACAACGAATCTGGGGGAGTGGTGGGACCAATCAGATGTAGTGAATCGGTATCTGCATATGCAAATGTTTCATAATTATCTTGTGCTGCACTAATCGTTTTCTTGCGTGCATATGCAGTAATGAAAACACCCATCGGCGTGTAAACGGGATCACGCATTTCAGGTTCATTCATTACTAGGGATACCCGGTTATCTTTTAATGTAGGATGTTTACCTGTAATATCAGGGTTAGTTGCAAACTTTCCATACAAACTGTTTAAGTGTAGTTTTGCGATTTGTCTTAGTCCCCCTGTACTATTCTTTTTAATTTCCATAAAATGGTCTACATATTTATCGAAAAACCCATGTGATCCCCTAAACTCAAATGTTCCATTCCAAGAATAGATTTTAAAGTCATAGTGCTTTTTCCATAATTCAATGTCTATATTCGTTGCCACCACCGTCGTGGGCTCTTTTACTTCCTCAAGATATTGTGTAGGATTAAATGAAAGATTCTTTTTAATCTGTATGCAAGGAATGTGATTTGGCTTTAACTTCGCAGTAAACGTGATTGACGCAATATATAAGGGGCGATTAGTCCTCGGTGCTCCGTCAGAATAGATTGGGTCTCCGTAGGGGAGTAGTGCTGTTCGCATTACCGAAGGATAGAGCGAATTAACGTCATACACACTGCCTTCGCTGTTCAGTTTCTTAGAGAATCTTGGGTCCGCATATGTGAATCCACCGCGATATGCTTTTCGTATTTCAGTGTCAATCTCAGGTGAAAGAATTGGGAATCTGCGAATAAATAGTTTTCCCGTCATTTTCTTATATGTTGCAAGTGAATCACTACCCGCCGTTAGTTTAGTCATCTTCTCTTCAAACTGAACTTCGAGTGCTTGAGCAACGATTGCTACGTCATTTCGTTGATATCGCTTTTCTTGTTCTGTTGGAATGTAGCCTATCGGTCTATGCTTTTCGTAATCAATCTCCAATTTCTTGTCATGTAAATTAAATGCCTTAGCGATTGCCTCGACCGACATTGGCAATTTCTTGAATGAATCTCTGAATTCAACCCTATAGCCCGTCTCAAAAACAACTGTAATTGAATAATACTTACCCATCCTTGAAATCAAGGAAGTAAATTCCTTGACACCAGGAGTTTCTTTCACCCATTTATAGTCGTGTTTCAGTAGCCAATCCAGAATAAATGTGCCGTCAAACGCAAGATTGTGAAAATAAATGTGTGCCGCGCGTTCAGAAATATGTGACATAAATCCGTCAATAGAAATACCGTCAACATAATTCTGAAGTTTACCCACCTGAATAATGCCCCAAGACCATACCCGGCAATCATCCTCAACCGTCGTCGTCTCAAAATCAGCACAAAACGAAGGAACTTTCTTGTGGCTACGCCTAGCGCCGGCCCTTACGGGACCTATGCTTGTTGATTGGCGAACCACTAAAATCATCCTCTGGTTTAATCTTAACTTGCTTTATCTCTTTAAGTAGAGATTTAATACTAGAATCGGCTTCTTCTACATCGTCATACCAAAGATCGTAGCCCGCCCGTCTTCTATCGAAATATCCTTCTTTCGCCGCCTCATACATGAGAGACAATTGATTAGCAAAGTCGCCGTTAACTGTCCACATTAGCCACAGCACGTCATCAGGGATGTCGGTGAGAATATCAAATAGTTCAGGATCGCCAATAACATCAAGCATTGCCGCGATCTGTTGCTTAGCAGCAGTCAACTTCTCTTGCTTTGCCGCCTTGCTAAGGCTATCCAAAACAACATTCGTTTTCTCACGCATCGCTTCGGCAGACTCAAAATTCACGGTGCGCTTATCAGGGTTCATTCTCTCAAGCGCATAATGCGAGCCACCGGGCAAATAAGAACGAGACGGTCTAAAATCTCTAATCCAATCGCCAACGGTAACATCACCCATATAAGGCAACTTAGTTCCCGCCACGGAGCGTTCATATGCTTCTATATCCTCATTATAGCGTCGCACAGCATCACGATAACGGCGAACGTCTTTAGCAGAAATGGGATTACCTTTACGGTCAGAATAATACCAAACACTATCAGAATTATTAAACTCACTAAGGCGCTCAAGTTCTCTCGCTGCATTCTTTAACGTCACCTTCCCAACAGCCGATTTCCCTAAAGGATCGTATTTTGTTCCCCGAATATCGGCGCCATCTTCACTAGTAGCCATCCGATACATCTTACGTACGGCCCTGTCGCGCTCAACCTGCAACAAATCGCGCGCCTTATCTAGGTCGGAACGGTGTTGCTCCCTCACACTCGCCTTAGCCGACTTAACCTTAACCTTACCCTGTTCCTCAGACAACGTATCCGGCAAAGGACTAAAATCAAGTCCGCCAACAAAATCCCGAATCTCAGCCGCAGTATTCCGAACATGCTTCGCACCGCGCTTAAAAGACCGATAATGCTTACCCCAATGAGACTTAACCAAAACAATCACCCCCTGCCCCCTAAGGGGCAGGGGGCAATCACTATCCTACAGGGACCCTCAAGCCAGAGTCACCGTCGTGTACTCACGACCACGGCCAGACTTCGCCGAACCAATCTCAACAGCCACCGGCTCCGGCCACGACTTCACGTCACCCAGAATATCCACAAGTCGCTGAATCTGTGCCACAACCGTCTGAGACGAAGTGCCAAAGGCGTTTCCGCCCTTATCAATCACCGTGATTGCACGACGCGTCTCAACCTCGCCGGTGTCGGTGTCAACCACGTCATCTTCGGTGATGACAATATCCTTGATCTCAATCTTCTTGCCGCGCAGTTCCTTGAAAGAAACAGCCGAGTTCTGTGCAGTGAAGAAAGCCTTCTTGCCAGCAAAGTCGTCAGAGAGAGAGGAGTAAACAATAGCCATGATATTTTCCTTTCGTATGGCTACTTTCATTTCTGTTCAGTTCTGGTATTACCCGTCCAGCCGGGAATCTAAAAGAGCGTTGGAGCATTAACGTCTTCGGGAACCAAAATGAAATTATCGTGTGTCAATGCCATACAAACAATAGACGGTGTGGACACATCATTCTGGTAAACGCCATTATGTTCAGAAACCGACAATGTATGTGTATAAGCGTTGTCGGTTCTTGTTATTGTAACCCTAAGGCCCGTTCCTTGAATTACAAACGTGCGAGAGTTTGGGTCGTCAGTAGCATACCGTTTAACTAGAAGCCGCTTGGATGCTAAACAATTGAAATATACTCTCACATAAAAATCATGGTCAATGTGAGAATCCCAGCCATCCATAGCAACCAACTCCCAACCCTAGTCACAACCTTAGCCCCAATCATACCCCCAGCCACACCGACAGCAACCCCGCCCGCAGTAAGCCGATCACCATGATGCCGCACGTCACCACAAGTACAAGCCGGGTGAATGTCAACAGAATTGTGTCGTTCATTTTCCTGCCAGCCCATTTCCTTGTCGATCCAGATAAATTCGCCATTAATGTTTTCCCACATTGTTCACACCTCAAGCCATTTATCGATCAAAGACATTGACTTAACGATTCCGCCAATAGTTGTTCTCAGTGTGTTAAATCCCCATTGAAAAATGATGATGTCACTCTCGGGTTTATCGTCATGCACATTGACTCGCTCACCATGCACATTAAATGCTGCCCAATTGTCTGAGTGGTTCACGTAATAATCTGTCCAACCACCAATCACCATTCGCAATTTCATGCTCTTGCATGCTTGACTGTTATTTGTGTAGTACATAGTAGTCCTAGTGTGAGGTACGAACCTGAAGCAATGCGGCATTTATTGCAGTTGGAAGATCGTTGAATGAACGAATGTGGCCATATGGACCACAAAGCTCATAATATCCAGCACATACATTAATGTAAACACTGTCTGAATAATACCAACGATTCCTGACAATTCTAATTGGTTTCTTTGTGTTCATTGCGCTTCCCTCTCTTTAGTCTCCCTTAACCATGATCATCTCAAAGAGCGCCATGGTGTGTTCGTCTGCTTTGACTGTGATGCTGGTGATCTCTTCGAGATCGTCTGTGTTGTTCATGTATTAATAATGCACCAACATTCTCCGACGGTCAAGTTATCTACACGTGAACTACACCACAC